TCTCGAGCACCTGGCTTAGCCTTAGCGGTATACCTAATAAGAATGTTCGTTTCTTGAGTACTATCCGTCAGAACCCTCTTGCTACTGATACCGATGGTGCAGCTGGTACATTTGCAACACGCATGGGTGCAACTTCAGCACTATACGGTTATCTTACAAGTACACTCGGTTCGAATGATTCTCTCATCGCTCTTGGTGATTACGCTGTTGAGAATGTTAATACCAAACAAATTGGTAGCGTACCAACAAAGCTCGGTGCAATGTTTAACTTAATTTATAACGCCGATCTTTATCCGCTTTCCATTGTATGTGAAGCTGGTCTTGGTACTATTTACGCTAATACGTTTAACACTAATAGCTCTGGTTATTTTGATGATTCAATTCCTTACACAGGTACTGATTTCACTAATCTTACAGCTCAAGATGGTACAGGCGGTGCTGCACAATGCGCTGTAAATTATAAAGCTGTCGTAAGTCAATTCGTTGATTTTGCAGCTAATCAACGTAAGGATCACCTCTTTATTGCTGATCCTCTTATAAATATTTTTGTACAGAACAATGTTAAGGTTCTCGATGATCCTAACAATAACTTCTCAACAAACGTTTATTGGCCGTTGTATAACTTGTATGGCTTTATTAATAATAGCTATACAGCAGTATATGCAAATGCTGTACAAGTTCCAGATACGGCTTCAAGTAGAAACGTATGGGTACCTTTCTCAGGCTTTGCTGCAGCTGCTATGGCAAATACAGACTCCAACTTCCAGCCTTGGTTTGCACCAGCAGGCTTTACAAGAGGCGTTGTTAACGGCATAACTGACGTAGCTATTTACCCTAACCAGAAACAGCGTGATTTATTCTACAAGGCCAATCTTAACCCTGTAGCATTCTTCCCGAATGAAGGATATGTTATTTACGGTCAAAAGACCATGTCTAAGCTTCCAAGTGCATTTGATAGAATTAACGTACGACGCTTATTCCTAACGCTTGAAACACAGACTAACACAGTTGCTCGTAATTACGTATTTGAACCTAATACACTCTTTACAAGAACACAAGTCAAGAACGTATTAACACCGATCTTCGATAACGCAAAGAATTCATCAGGTATTTACGATTACTTGTTAATCTGCGACGAGCGCAATAACACACCTGCTGTTATTGACGATAATTCACTCGTAATTGACATTTACATTAAACCAGTACGTACTGCCGAGTTCGTTCTTGTTAACTTCTACGCTACAAGAACGAGTCAGAATTTCGCTGAAATTGTCTCGTAATGGTAATTCAAAAGATTAAATAACTACACATATGGCCGACACAAACCAACTCATTCAAGACTTCTACGCGACAGCAGCAGCACGTGATTTTGCACGTGACTTTAACTTCCGTGTTTTATCAATTACAACAGGTGGTGCTACAGACGCAGCTGGTAATACTATTACCTTCGGTGATTCTGACCTCGTCTATGTTAAGACAGCGACATTACCTGAAAGAGCAATCACAAACGTACCTGTACCATATATGGGTCTTAATTTCAATCTTCCTGGTAACGCAACTTATCCAGGCTCAGAAGCGTATAGCATGACATTCTACGCTGATGCAAAATCACAGATCAGACAGAAGTTTGAGGATTGGTCACGCTATACATTTGATGATGCTAATAGTACAGGTGACTACTTAACACCTAAGTCAAGTTCTGTTATTAATCTTATTCAGCTTGATAACAAGATGAATCGTATTGCAGAGTACAAGCTCGTCGGTGTATCACCACGTAGTGTTGGTGCTCTATCATATTCGATTGCTGCCGGTACAGGTCAGTCCATTGAGTTCACAGCTACAATGGCATATCACTACTTTACAAGAACATCGCCCTAAAAAGTAGTCACCTAAGCTAAATAATTAGGTGAGCTTAAGTGATGCTTTTAGTAGTGCGTTAAACGGTCTCGGACAAAATATAGCTGGGATTGGCACCGGTGCCAATCCTTTATTTGCACCTCAAATAACCCAGCTCGTTGGTTTAAACGTACCCGCTGTACCAATTATAAGCGTAAGAGATTATTTTCTTGCGCAAATGGATTCATGGTTTACAGCCATACCCATGGCGACTCAATGGGTTATTCTTATTGATCAGTACCCTCAAGGACTTAATACATCTTTAATTCAAGGATTAGAACGAATAGATGGATCTAAGCAAGGCTTTGATATTGACAATGCAAAAAATATTTTAACAAATTTCGCCCTTAATAAAGTTATTGGATGTCTATTTGCAGCAAATGTAACAGTACCAAATGAAGCATTTAACGTAGAAAGCGCATACGTTGACAACAATCGTGGATTTTTACCAGGTGTTTTAGGTGGTGCTCGCAATCATGAAGCACCAGTTTTGGAGATTGGTTTTAGAGAAACAAATACATCTTTTATAGATTTTGTTGTAAGACCTTGGGTAATTCTCGGCGCACACTTTGGTATGGTGGCGCGTCCTGGCGATGTGAATGGAAGTAGAGATCCAAAAAATATGAAGTGCAATATGCATTTGTTTCAATATACACGCTCTAGAGCTGGTGTATCAATGATACCACGTAAGATTTGGAATTTTTATAACTGCATGCCGTTTACCGTTAATGAAGAATCATTAGAGTATACAGAAGAAAAAATGACTGTATATAATACGCGCTGGACGTATTCAAATTACACAGTTACAAATAATTTATATCTACCGATTGGTGAGATTATTAACGGGTTTGTTAAGAACGGATTACCAACAATCGGTAATCCAAGTGTGTTTAAAGGCTTCTCACCTGTTTAATTTGCGTATTTTCTAATCTTATCTAAGTAAGATAGTGAGACAGTTTGTTTATACAGTTAAATTACCAAGACAAAGACAGGTTGTCTTGATCAAGGAGTTACAGTTCGATAGATATAAACATCTCGTCAAAAACATCTTAAACGGTAACGACGAAGTCATCACTAAAGCATTTGACTGTCTTATTGATGATTTGTGTGAAGAAAATTATATTGAGTATACATTTTTAGATAAACTTATTATACTCCTAACAATACGATCTGTTTGTATCTCACCCGTACTTGAATTAACAGTAAATTGTCCAGAAACAAATCAGCAGTTTAATACAAACGTTAAAATAACTGATATTATTGATAAGCTTCAGAATTTAAATTTACCCGATGAAGTATATAAAACAGTAAAACACTACAATAATGGTGATTTAATTGTAGAGATAGGTATGCCAAACACACTCAATCTCAAAGAAGAAGATTTATCAATTACTAATACAACAATACAAAAAATTACACTTAACAATAATGATGTTACAAACATTAAAGAACAAATAATTGAACATTTTCCAATTACTGTTTTAAAAGATATAAGAGATTATATCGATTTCTTTAGCGACAGTTTTTATAATTTAAGCTTACTATCATTACAGTCTCCCTTTGCCAAAGTTGATAATATGGTAACTGTTCCACTAAATCTATTTTCAAATTCTATTATTGAATTTTTAAAAATATGCTTCAAGCGTAGTTTGCTTTCATTTTACGAGTTAGAATATTTTTTGAATCATAAACTTAATATAGATTACGATCTTATAAAAGTAGCTACACCTGCTGAATTAAACATTTATATAAACTTCTTTAAAGAGGAGAAAGCTGAAGAAGAAAAAAGAGAGCGCAAAAAGAACTTGAATCTCCCACAATAGTAGATACATATTACTATGAGCACCAATGTAAGTGATATTCTTAAACAACTTGATACATTAAATCAATCTACCGGAATTGATATTTTTATTCCCTCACTAAACCGCGCAGTAAAATTTAAGAATCTCAATCTCAAACAGCAAAAAGATATCTTAAAGTCATCAGTTGATGAGACATTAACAAAACTTACCTTCATTGTAAACTTTTATAGTATTATTCAAGAAAATATTCTTGACAAGACAATTGATGTCAATTCTCTCTATACGTTTGATCGTCCCTCTATCGCCCTAGCACTAAGGGCAAGCGGTTTAAGCAGTGAATACGTATCAGATGAAAACGTCATTGATCTTAACGATCTTGTAACTAAGATCCCTACGATTCCTGTATCTCTTGACGCGTTGTCGAAAACAGTAGAGCTTCAGAACTTAAGTGTAGATCTTGAAGTACCTCATTTAAATGTTGATCGCGATGTTAGTCTTACAGCCGTTAACAAGCTAAAGAACGTACAGGAAAGAGATATTAAGACATTGGTCGGCGAGCTCTTTATTCATGAGATTATTAAATTTGTTAAGAATGTAACCTTTAAGGGTGCTGAAGACGATCAAACAATCTCCTTTAACGGTCTTAAGATTGAAGATAAAATTGCTATTATCGAAAAATTCCCATCTAACCTCACTAGTAAGATTCTCGAGTTTATTAAAGAGTATAGGGATTTCGAAGTTAAATTCACAACAATCGGTGAATCAACTATCGAAATTGATGGTAGCTTCTTTAGCGTATAAAGATCCTATAATCATCTAGGTTGTTTTATGATAAATAATCTAGATGGATGGCATAACGCTCGAACAATTTGAAGGCATTTTTGGCAAGCTTGAAAAAGGGTTGCTTGATAGCAATGAAGGGTTTCAAAAAAAATTTGAAACTCAAACTACTACGTTAAACAAACTTCAAAATTTTCTTGGACAAAAGGTAGATAAAATCACCGAGTACCAAAAAACTGTTACTAGAAAAGTCGAGCTTTTAAACGACTATGCTAAGAAATTAGTAACTAATACAAAACCAGTTGGAAAGGCACAAGCTACAACACCGACACCTAAACCTGACCCAACCAATAAAAAGGAAAAAGTAGATATTAAGGATGACAGTTTAGATAATATCAAACTCATTACATCGAGTACTGGCATTTCTTCTAGTCTTAAAATTTTACCTGTACGTGTAGTTGAAGACGAAAAAAAGAAAAAGGATATTAATGTCTTTTTTCCGCCTGAAACAAAAGTTTGGATAGAGAACTTACTTGGCGATACAATGAAGGATTTATTCGACGCTATAAAAGATAGCGAAAAGAATAAAGCAAAAGATAATAAGAAAGACGAAAAGAAAGGCGATAAAAAAGATTGGCTTGAGAAACTTTTAGGCGGTTCTATGCTCGCCGGCTTAGTTGGTAAGCTTCTAAGTACATTATTTTCACCAATTAAGCATTTATTATTAAAACCAATTGAATTTATTGCAAAAAAAGTACTTGGATTGATTCCAAAAGTCTTAGGAGAAATTGCAGGTAAACTTATTATGCCTCTTGTTCGTGGAGTGTTCGCAGCTCTTGGACCAATTTTATTAGGTATAGGTGGAGTAGCTGCAGGTGTAATGACATTAATTAGCGGTTTGCAAGATTCAGGACCTATGAAAGGGACTAAGAAATTACTTGGCAAAGGCTTACTGGATATTGGTGCTAATATAATCAAAAAAGAATTTGGTAAACTTAGTAAGATGGTTATGGTAACCGCTAAGGACTTATCTAAAGAAAGTAGAAAATTTGTTTTTAAAGCGATGGGAGGCTTAAGAAAAGTACTCAAATATATTAAAAATATACCAAGTAAACTTTTTGGTGGTATTACAGACTTATTAAAAAATGTTTTTTCAGGTGGTGCTATCAAAGAAGTAAGTGAGATAGCTGCTAAGGGAGCTGGTAAGGGTGGATTCAAAGCTATTCTTGGTAACATTGGTAAATTTTTAAGTGAAAAAGTTTTAAAACGTTTACCTTTTATTGGCACTCTTATAGGTTTAGGATTTGCTTTTACACGATTAATGAAAGGAGATGTTATAGGTGCTTTACTCGATGTAGCTTCAGCTCTCGCAACATCTGTACCTGTTGTAGGTACTGCGCTTTCTATTGCTATTGATGTATTCAGCGCTGTAAGAGATGTTAAAACAGGAGGATCAGAAAAAGCAGGTAAAGCAAATATGGGCTGGATTGAAGGCGCTAAGAAATGGATTAGTGAGCGTATCAAATATGTACCGGTTATCGGACCACTCATTGATATGGTCAAAGCGTTAGGCGAAGGTAAATATCTCGACGCCCTTGGTTATCTTGGTAAATCAATACCTCTAGTAGGTACTATTGTTGATTTATTCGAACATCCAAAAGAAGTTGCTAAGGCAACAAAGACAGGTATTAACTGGATTGGTAGTTTAACAAAATGGCTTTATAGTAAGATAAAATATGTACCAATTATAGGTCCATTAATTGGAGCTGTCGAAGCAATGACCGAAGGTAATTGGAGAGATGCATTTAAGCTACTAACCAAAGCAGCGCTCCCTGAATTAGGTGTAATAATGGATTTACTCGAAAACAGACAGGCGATTGGTGAAACCGTTAAGAGTACTGTCGATGTTATAGGTGGTATTTCAAAATGGCTCTTTGATAGATTCAAATACGTACCCGTATTTGGTCCATTAATGGGTATGGTGGAGTCTATTACAAAAGGAGAATGGTTAGATGCGTTAGGGTATCTTGCTAAAGCTGCTATTCCACCTCTAGGTATTCTTATTGATATACTTGACAACAAAGAAGCTGTTGGTAATGCAATAACAAGTACTGTCGATGTAATTGGACAAATGTCATCCTGGCTTTATGGTAAAGCAAAAGAACTACCTGTCATTGGCGGTCTTATTAAAGCCGGTGAAGCAATAGGATCTGGTAAATGGGGCGATGTGCTCGGTTACCTTGGTGAAGCTATTGAACCTCTACAATATATTGGTGGGTTAATTGCTAATACCGTTAAGCCTATAGCAATTGATGCTACAGGTGGTGTAACAGACTTCTTTAAAGATTTAAGTAATCAGCTTTTAAGAGCTGTACTTGATATGGTACCGGATATTAAGATTGGTACTTGGAGTTTAAAAAAATCTGTAGCGAGCATACTTGGTATATCAGAGACAGGATCAACGAGTACACCACCACCTATCACTTTACCGCCTAAAGCTGCTGCTACTGTACAAATGCCACCTGCAGCTACAGCGCAAACACCACCTATAACGAATAATACAGCTCAAGTAATTAATCAGCCTGTAAGCACATTTGCAAAAATGCAGGAAGATGCAAATAAAGATTTGGATACACCTGATGATGTAAAGTACAAAAGAGAATTAATAAAAATTAAAATAAAGCAGGCTCAACTTGACAAATATAAATCAAAACATTCAGATGCTGATGAAGATATGCTTGATAGAATTCAAGCGCAAATTGATGCAAGAAAAGAAAATCTCAGTCGCTGGGCCAAGAATAAGCATCTAGATAACACAGATACAGATACAGATGTAGACACAGCTGACAATGACAACGATCAAACAACAAAATCTGTCAATCAAACAACAAAATCTAATGTACAAGCAGTAGATAATAAACAGCTACCTAA